TGTAGCGGACTTCCGGGTCGCGGCCCAGGTTGCCCACTAAGATCACTTTGTTGACGCTGGCCATTACGCGGCTTCCTTCTTGAGCAGGGTTTCGTACTTGGTGACCATGCGTTCGAACTCCATCAGGTCGGCTTCCAGTTCCTCGATGGCGTTGTCGTCGCGCTCGATACGGCGGATGGTCAGGTGGCGTCCGATCGGTTCCAGGTCAGGCGCCCACAAAACCAGGTCAACCCACTTGCGACCTAGGAGCCACATGGCGCCGTTGCACTGGTCGATGTAATCGCTGATGTCGCCATCCACGACAGCGTTAAACAGGGTTGCAGACGACACCATCGTCTTGATTTCGATCAGGCCGTCGGCGTCGACCATTCCGTCCACGCTGACGCCGAACAGGTTGTCTTCGGTGGTGATGAACCCGGCTTCTTCGACAAATAACTTGGTCCGGGCTTCGTACGCGGCGCGGGCATAAGGCTCCTGCTCGGTGCCGGTACGCATTGCTGCGGTGGCGAACTTGTCCGCCGCACATCCGCCCAGGCGTTCACGTGCCACATCCATCGCGTAGTCCATGCACTTCTTGGAGGGCGCGCCGCTCTTGAGCTTGTCGCGGCAGTCTTTGAAACGGCTACCGGTGATGACGCCGCGGCGCGCCTCCAGCCATTCCGGGGAACCCTGAGGGTCGGTGTGGGTGATCAGGTTCATCAGGCTTATCCTTGTTTGAGCATTGCGCGCTTGTCCGCGTAGGCCTTCTTGAAGGCGGCGAAGGCAGCGAGATTGTTGGTCTTCTGGATGGCTTCGCAGCCGTCTTCCCAGATCTTCACGGCTTGTTCCAGCGAGTCGGCCTGTGCGATCTTGCTGATCCAGGAATCGCGCAATTCCTCATCGCGCTCGGCGTTCCCGTCGGTGTCGTCATCCTGTTCAGACAGGCCCGTGATGGCCTTCAGCGTGTAGCGCTCCAAGTAGGTCTTGGTGCTGGCGCGCGCCTGGATAGCGTTCTTGGCGCCGCCAGCATCGGGCGGGCCGCCCATGGACACGCTTTCTTCGTGGCCGCCGACGTGACGCAGGTAGCACGTCACTTCCATCCAATCCTTCTCGTCGCGGGTCAGCTTCCAAGAAGACGATAGGCCGTGCTTGGACAGCGCCGGCGTTACCGCATTGACCACGTCGTGCAACTCCGCGTATGACTTGCCCTTGAGGGGGCCGTCCTTCACGTCCTTGCCTTTGATGATCTTCACCGCCTCTGCCTTGAAGGCAGCGAACGCCGTGTCATAGGCCTTCTTAGCTTCACCCTTCTGCCAGCGGTCTTGCAGGTCCATCATCTTTTCGATCTGGTCCAACTGCGCGCCTTGGTTCAGGGCCGCCAGCATCATGCCCATAGGCGAGTTGGCGGCGGGGCCAGCGCCAGACATTGCCACTTCCCGGGCCGGGGCTTCGATAACGTCGTTCATGGCGTCCTCAATAGGTGATTCGGATGTTGGGGATCAGGCCCTTGGCGATCAGCGTGACCGCCTGCTTGGCGCATTCCTCGGGCATGCCGCCGGCGACGAACGCATCCAAGGCGGCGCGGTTTACCTTTCCCTTGTGGGCCTTGTCGGCTTCACGACTGGCGGCTTCGGCTTCTTCCGCTGCCTTGGCGTCGGCCTGTCGCTTGATTTCGGCCTGACGCGCAGCCTCGACGGCTTGCTTTTCGCGTTCGATGGCTGCGAGGCGTTCTTGCTCGGCGCGCTGCTCGGCGGCGATCTTGTCGGCCTTAGCCTGGGCTGCGGCCTTCTCTGCCTGCTCGGCTTGCAGCTTCAGTTCCAGTTCGCGGCGCTCGGCTGCGGCCTTGGCTTCCTGCTCACGGCGGATAGCAGCTTCGCGTTCAGCCTGGGCGCGGGCGTCGGCTTCACGCTGGGCTTGCTCGGCGGCTTCGCGGGCAATTCGCTCTTCGCGCTCTTTTTGCTCGCGGGCAGCTTCCGCGGCACGCAGGCGGGCAAGTTCGGCCTGCTCGGTGTCGTACTTCTCGCGTGCCGCTAGGGCTTGCGTGAGCGCATCCAGGGTGCGGGCCTTGACGCGGTGCGCCTCGGCCTCGAATTCCTCCCAGAATGCATCCACGATGCGAGAGTTGACTTGCTCCAGCGTGGCGCGAAGTTCGGCAGCGTCCAGATCGCGGTTCTCGTCGGCACGCAGGCGGAACCAATCGAGACCCTGCTGGTGGCGCTGCTGACGCGCCTCTTCGGCCTGTTCCCATTGAGTCAGCGGCGCGCGGACCTCATCCTTCAATGCGTCCAGTTGATCCCGCATGCGCTTGCGCTCCGCGTCGATCTTCT